GTAGAAATTAGGATAAGCCTTATCTTTGCCCAAGCGTGTGCAAGTAAGGATGCCATGGCCATTATTCTCCACAACGATAAAAGCTTCGTTATAGTAATGCCCAAGAGCCTCCAGAATGTCTGAAAAGTAATCCGGATGTACTTGGCCACGCCAGGTAGCCACCTGTCTTTTGTTACTGTCCAACACTTGTGCGACTGAGTAGTCCCCATTTCGGACGCCCATTGCAGTATCTGCCCCAATGACATATTGCTCACCTCTATCATGTGTTCTGTAGATTTGTAGTTCGCCGCGAGGATGGGGTGTAAATTCATCACCCTCTAACGCCAGGCGTTCTTCCAAATCCCGTGTTTCTTTAAGTTGATTTTGTAATTGTTCTGGATTGAACACTGGCCGCCCGGTGGTCAAAAACGCCTCTTCGGGTTCAGCAGGGTATTCCTGTTGCCATAGTTCAATGCCGTTTTGCGCAATCTTTCTGCGCCGGAACATCAGCTGCTCATCATCAAGATTATACTTGCTGACTAGTTCCTCTTCATCTGGGGTACGCTCAAAGTTAGCTGGTACTGGTTCACGATAATCCGCATCCAGAAACCAGGGGATAAATACCGGCACATAGCCGTTTGTCCCTTCTACTGCGCCTTTCCATAATTCGTAAAATTGGCCTGTAACACCATTTGCTGTGCTTTCTATGAAAACCGCTGTGCCTTTGGTGTTTGGTACTGCTTGCGCTAGGCCGTTGAATATCTCAGCTGCAGTTGATTTCGGCCAGAACGCTAATTCGGATAAATGCCCATGAGTAATGGTTTCACCCCGGCCCAAGCTGTCTGAGCCGGCTGTGCCGACTACATAGCTGCTATCTAGAACATCGAAGCTTAATTCACGCCTGGATGAATATTTCGTATGGGGTTTTAGTATTTCTGGGCAGTTTTCGTGAAAACGCTTAGTCATATCAAAAAGCGCACGTGTACTATCAGCGTGATGGGTAACCACCATCGCTTTACGTGCAGGGTTCTGACTAACAGCATAATAAAGATAGCCACCAACCATTGTTGATAGGCCCTGCTGCCGGGCTTTAAGGATTATGACCCTAATCTTGCCCTCGCTAGCCATTTGGTCATCAATAGCTTGCTGTAGGACCTTTTGCGCTGAGTTGAGTTTTAATGGTGCGATTTGACCATCTTTGGTGCGTATTTTTAGAGCGGATTTGCTGTAGAAGGAAAAATCCTCATAAAGCCGTTTACGAACTGCTTTGAGTTTCTTGTCCATCATCTTCATCATCGACTAACAGACCAGCCAGAAAATCCTCTGCTTTGCTGATTGCTAGTTCGTTTTTGCTAACTGGTTTGGATTTACAGAAATCTAACACCAAACGCGCAGCTGAAACCCGTTCTCTGTTGTCACCGGGGCATCGCATCACTTCAACGGCTGTTTCGAGTGCCGCTTTAGCATACTCGTCTTCGATGTTGTATTCTTTAGCCATTTTGTTAACTATCCTCTTTGCCTCTGCCTTAATTGTTTTCCTGATTGGCTCTATCCGCTCTCTTGTGAAACCATCAGGAACACCTTTTGGGCGTCCAGCATTTTTACGTGGTTTTGTTGACCATTTACGCCGCAAGGCTCGGCCTTCTTCTGTTTGCATCAGCGTTGCAAAGTAATTATTTTTTGGTGCTTTTTGCGGATGCTTTCCTTGCCCTATTTTTGATGGGCTTTTCGCTCTCGGCTTTCTTGGGGGTGAACCCATCTATAGCCTCCTCGATAACTTTCATTACGATTGTCCTGGTCTGCATACAGTTGATGCAAAAGCTAGGTGGTGGAAAACATCGTTTGATATCCTCCAGCACCATCGCTTTTTCATCATTGGTAAGCCTGGACGCAGACAACCGCTCAACGCTGGTGAGTATTTCCACCAGGTCGCTAGCTGATGCTTGCATCAGTGTCTCCTTGTGTTTGTTTGATTATGCTGCGCTGAGTGCGCCTCTGCTTGGCGATAGGATGCCTCTGTCTTCTTCATCATCCATCGCTGCCATAAGCAGCTGAGACATAGCCCCTGCCCCTAACAAGCCTGTCAGAGCGTGGAATGTCACATATTCAGCCAATTTGCTTTGGTTAATTACTTCACGCACAGCTTTGGCAACCTCTGGATATTCTGCTTTGAATTTCTTAGGGTTGCGAAGATAAGCTGCAATAACGTCTGCCGATAGTTCGGCTGGGTCAAACAGATAGCGTAAATCTCGGCGTAAATCCCCAAAGGCATCATAAAACGCACTCACATTAGGCTCTTTTCCGGCCTCCAGCTGCGCATTATAAATTCTAGTGATATTTGCGCCGTAATCCTCAGAACGCATGGTAGCTAGCTTTGTAAGCTGTCCTGTAATGTTTTCCCCTGTCAGCTGCTCTAAGAAGAAAGCCTTCATATCAGCATTAACCCATAACTCAGGCCGTCTATTTCTGCTAATTTCCTCTATCTGGCGATAAAGCTTTGCCGAAGGCGTAGTGCCATCCGGGTCAGCGAAAAACGCTTTAGACATCATTTCAGTGAAGGCCCTAAAGCCGCTCTGGCTTTCAATAGCGTGGCCTAATTCATGCAAAAATGTCTCAAAGAACATTCTTGGCGTCATTCTGCCATCTGGTGTTATCTCACCAATATCAGTGACCTGAATAGTACGATTGAACAGCCGGTCATTATCTCGGTCATAATATGCCCGAAATTCGCCAAGCGTATTGCTGTTTTTATCGCCCATAAGGGTTCTAAAAGCATCGGTAATCAATGGCGTTAACGTAGCCAAATCCTCATTTGAGGTTCGGGTCGTATCATCTAGACCGATTTTGATGGCGCTAGTTGTTGCCCGGTCTTCTGGGTCTAGCCTCACCACTGCCTTTTTTACTGCCTTATTAGCCTCTTCAAAATAGATGCTTTCTATGTCGTTTTTACGCATAGCCTCTAATCGGCTGCGCAAATCCTCGGCAACATTTAGTTTGGTTTCTGGTGGGTTAGGGTCTATTTGAGCCAGTATTTCAGAGGCTCTATCAGCGTCAAATTCTACGCTTCTGGAAGGTCGAAGAAGTGGTCCGGAAGGTTCGCTTCCAGCTCGGCGTCCATCACCTGCTCCGGATAAGCTACTATTAGATAGGTTTCCTGAGTTGGCTTGATTCCCATCTTCTTGAGAGATTGAATTATCGGGTCCTGGTCCTTCCCAGGCTGCTCGTTTAATACGCCCTGCTGCATCAAAAATCTCCTGTCTAGCTTGGTCTATTGTTATATCACCTGCGTCATATCTTTTCCAGATATTTGCGATAGTTTCTTGGTTTTTCTTTTGCTGCTTAAATCCAGGAGTAAACAAGCCTCGAACAGCTTCCCAGGTGATTGATTGCATTTCTCTTGGCAGAACACCTACTTCTGCAGCTGCTTGCCTGTACGCCTCTGCATAGAGGCCATACGCGCCAACAGCGCCAGTAACCGCTGATTTACCGCCGCCTTTGAAGTTTTCTTTAACCTCAATATGCGCACCTGAGAAAGGACGCAGATGGCCGGCTGCAACAGCGTGGGTATCAATTGTAACATCACCCTGGTCAGACATTGGATCTAGAATGTTGTTATAGAAGCTGCGCACCTTGTGCATCATGCCTAACTTATCATCGATATTTTCGCGTGAGCCGTCACGTGCAATAGAAATAGCTTTGGCAATATCTCTGAAACCATTCCAAGCTGTCCCAGACTTTTCGCCTTTGACAGTTGTTTGAAAATCGAGCAAATCACCCTCTGGGCTAATTACTCTATGGCCTTTTTCGGGATTTGTTGTCTCACTATAGAACCGCACAAAGATTGCTTCCTGGTGTGGGTCGAGTTCATCAAATCGTTTGCCGTTGATTTCTTTTAGGTAAGCATTGTGTGTTTTCTTACCTGCAGCAGTTTCCTGGGCTTTAATCATGCGTCTGTAAGCTTTGGCCATGTCCTTATTAAAGACATCTGATGGCTGAATTTTTGACAGCGCATCGATTGTTTTAATGCCTAGGTCATAGTTCATGTACCAATCTTTTTGCGGTGACAATGCAGCCATAACGCCAGCTACCTGGGCTAATGTTAAGCCATATTGGTCAGCTGCTTGCTGAGACAGCTTATTTGCGCCGACATACCACTGCTTGGCACGTTCCCGATATTCTGGGGTTACGCTATTATAGAGAAAAAGCAGGTTTTTCTTGATATGGTCGATGAAAATCTGCTCATCAGACCGGCTATCGCCAAGCTGGCGTTCACCTCTGACGCCAAGATAATTCATTACCTTTGGTAAAAGCTTATCGCCTAAAGGTGAATTTATAATAGCATCTGCACCAATTTGAAGCGGCACTTCGCCTAGTGGGTCTTCTGTAGCCCCTTTAGCTGTGGGCCGGCGTGGTGAAATCCGCATAGGATTGTTGACAAAATTTGATGCTCTATCTTCAGCGATAATGTCATCCTGAACAGGCTGCTGCGACATAACACGGGCTACATATGGCATGATGTATTTATCAGCCAATGTTGGGTCTTCTAGATTGCGTTCAGCCTGGCTAGCATATTCAAATGCTCTATCAACCGGGTTTGAACCTAAATTTGAACGTAGGTTTGCAAGTGCCTGTATTAGCGTAGCTTTATCAGATGGTGAAATGCTTTCATCAGCATTAACTGCCTCGATAAGCGCATCATTTGCAGCGCGATTATCTTGGATGCCTCTAATATAGCCAGCTGATACGTCTGCCGGTGTGTTAGCAGGTTGCCGGTCAACTGCTTGTGGGTCTGGCTGTCTGTCACGCTGTTGAGTGATTTCGCCGCTATCCAAAGCATTATTCAGCCCGGCTATCACATACGGCATATTAGGTATTCTACCGCCATTCTTAATAGAATTGATGGCTGCCCTGGCTGCCCGTTCATAGGTGGGGTTTTGGGCTAATTGTTCTAATGCTGTTACTGCGTTTTGTGGGCTTAACCCTGTTGCATCTAATACAATCTGCTGTGGTGAAAGGTCGCTAAAGCGTCCATTCTGCGCAAATATCTCCTGATGCATTTGCTGTGCGGCTATCTTGTCTTCTTCTGCCGCCTGGGTAATTGCTTGCGCCTCTGCGCGTCTAACTTCGCGTACAGAGAAGTCACCTTGCGCATCGATGCCCTGGTTGCGCTTATTATCTTTTATATAACGAGCAACCCGGCTTCTTCTGCCTGTTACAGCATCAATTGCCCTGCCCCCAATTACTGCTGCTGTTTGTGCGGCTGGAATAAGAGGGTTAACAGATGCACCATATAGCGTACCCAAGATACGTGTGGGCGTTTCAATCAGGCTTCTGTCTGAATAGCCAACATTTGAAGGAAATGGTGAAAGCTGGT